GATGGTGACTATATTATTCAGTCTGTACCAAATGCAAATACATTTACCTTAACTTCGGCAACGTCTTTGAATACAAGTGGAAATTGTACATATTCAGCAGAATTTGAACCTTATCAGAAATTTGTAAATGGAACATATATTGGAAGAGGATTTAAATTTAAATGTGATCTTTTGTCAACAGATCCCGCACAATCAATTGAAATTGACCAACTTGGATATTTTGCAGAATTAGATAGCAGAACAGAAACAAGTCTAGGAAATGCAGCAGCTTCAAGTGGTGGTTTTATAGCAAGCGGCACTTCTACCAAATCAGTGACTTTTACTGATAGTTTCTTTACAGGTCAGTCAGGAACTAGTGTCCCTGCTAACTCTGTTTTGCCATCAATAGGAATTACAATAGAAAATGCAGTATCAGGTGATTTCTTTACCCTGTCAAATATCACTGGCACAGGTTTTAATATAGATATTAAAAATGGATCTAGTAATGTAAACAGAAACTTTAAATATGCTGCTACAGGCTTTGGCCGTGGTAGTTAGTGTTGGTTTAGGATATACTTAGAGAAAATTTTGGATTAGGAAATGGCACAACACGATTATGTTATAGATAACTCCACTGGAGCGAATGTCAGGGCTGATATAAATAATGCTTTATTAGCAATTTCAAGTAATAATTCTGGATCGTCCGCACCATCTACAAATTACGCAAGTCAATTCTTTGCTAATACTTCTTCAAGTATTATGCAGTTAAGAAATACTGCAAATAATGCTCATGTAAATTTATTTACGCTTGCTGGTGGGCCAGCTTTTTCTGCTGATGGAACGATAAACTCTGTAAATATTGGTAAAGGTGCAAACTCTGTAAGTGGTAATACTGCTCTTGGAGAAGCTGCCTTAGATGCTTCTGTGACAGGTGGAAATAATACTGCTTTAGGACACTTTAGTTTAAGTGCAAATACTTCTGGACAGCAAAATGTTGCGATAGGTGCTTTATGCTTGGATGCGAATACAACTGGTTCACAAAATACTGCCTGCGGAGAAGGGGCTTTATCAGCAAACACCTCAGCTGACAATAACACTGCTGTAGGTTTTCAAGCATTAGAAGTAAACACCACTGGAGCAAACAACGTAGCTGTAGGTTCTCTCTCTTTAACATCCAATAGTACTGGAGCACAGAACGTAGCTGTAGGTCGTGAGGCTTTAGATGCTAACACTACAGCAAACAATAATAGTGCTGTAGGTGATAGTGCGTTAGGTAGTAACACAACTGGAGCAAATAATACCTCTTTAGGTGCTGCAGCATTATTTTCAAATACAACAGCATCTAACAACACTGCCGTAGGAAAAGATGCTTTACAATTAAACACAACAGGAACACAGAACACATCCGTGGGTGCGTTATCATTGGATGCCAACACCACAGGATCTCAAAACACCGCATGTGGTGAGGGAGCTTTATCGAAGAATACCACTGCAAGTAACAATGTTGGAATTGGATTTCAAGCATTAGTAGAAAATACAACAGGATCAGAATGTACAGCGGTGGGTACTAACGCTTTAGATGCTAATACTACGGCTACTAATAATACGGCAGTGGGTTATCTTGCTTTAACTTCAACTCAAACTGGTGCAAGCAATACAGCAGTAGGAAGATCATCATTAGCAAATAATACAGCATCTAATAACACAGCAGTTGGTAATTCTGCAATGCTCGCAAACACGACTGGAACTGCGAACACAGCGATGGGAGCAGAAGCTCTAGACGCTAATACAACTGGTAACTTTAATGATGCATTTGGTAAAGGTGCATTATCCGCGAACACAACTGGAAGTCAAAATGTAGCTGTGGGTTCTGGAGCATTAAACGCAAACACTACCGCTAGTAACAACGTGGCTGTGGGAATTAACGCTTTAAATGACAACACAGAGGGAACTCAAAACACAGCAGTAGGAGCAGTGAGTTTGGATGCAAATACTACAGGTAGTCAAAATACGGCTTGTGGTGAAGGTGCTCTATCATCTAATACAACCGCGAATAAACTCACTGCAGTAGGTTTTCAAGCTTTAGAGGATAACACGACTGGAACAGAAAACACAGCAGTAGGAAAAAGTGCGGGCACTAACGTAACAACAGGTGGAACAAATACTTTTTTAGGATCTGCAGCAGGAACTGGTCTTACCACAGGATCAGAGAACATTGTGATAGGAAGAGGTGCTTGTACTAACTCAGGATCAACAACTTTTTCAACAAGTGTAATCATTGGAACGGATGCTGTGCAGGGAGCAGCCTATACAGGAAATGATAATGTTGTTATAGGTAGGCAATCAGCATATAATCTATCAACTGGATCAAATAATCTTTTATTAGGAACTTCTGCAGGTAACAGCGGTTCACCTTCTGGAACTGTAGATAATGAGAGTAATGTAGTTTGTTTAGGAAATAATAGTATTTCATCTTTATTTTGTGCTGACACTTCAATATCTTCTTCAGACGCTAGAGATAAGACAGATGTGACTGAGTTTAACATTGGTCTTGCTTGGATAAATGCACTTAGACCTGTTACTTACAGATGGGATAGAAGAACTTGGTATGCAACAGATGAAAAACCTTATGGCACACCTGATGGATCTAAGAAAAGACAAAGACTTCATATTGGATTTTTAGCACAAGAAGCACTTGAAGTTGAAAAAGCAAATGGTTATGGTTCATCTAATGATGATTCTTTAATATGTAATCTTACTCATGATGGAATGAGTTACGGAATGAAATACGAAAGACTTGTACCAATACTTGTTAACGCAATTAAAGAGTTATCAGCAAAAGTCACAGCCCTCGAAGCAGGGTAAACTGTAAATAACTAAGTTTTTATTATGGAAGAAAGAACCGCAGATGAAATCGCAGATATCTTCTCTGCTGCTGGTGATAGTGTAACTGTCATCAACACTGCAAAAACATCAGATGAAACTGATGATGAATACAAAGACAAGATCAAGCGTAATGTAGAGCATCTTATAGTTATCAAGAGCTATAAAAAGCTTGATGGAACGACTTCTATCTGGACATCTGAATCATTTACAGATATAGATAAAGCTATAACTGATGGTAAAAAAGTTTACGAATAAATGAATTTACAGGAAAAACTTACACAACTGGCTGTTGAAAGAGAACAGTTAGTTGTTGCCTTGCATGAGACGACAGGTGCAATGAAGATACTTCAACAACAGATAGACGAGCAAAAGAAAGCAGACGAACCACAAACAGAAACACCCTAAGTTGAAATTAATATAAAAACGATTATTATTGAGCTTTATTATTTTTAATAATGCTTAAAAAAGTTTTAGCTGTAGCTGCTGCTTCAGCACTATCAACACCTGCATTTGCTGGTTTCTATGTAAACGTAGAGAACAATGCAAGTTTCTTAAAAACAGATTATCAGTCTAATAATACTGATCTCCATATTGGGTACGAAGGTGGTAATGACAATGCTTCTTGGTACATTCAAGGTGGTGGATTATTTCAGTCTGTAGATGGACAAGATTCTGAAACAAACATCAGTGCAAAAACAGGTGGTAGCGTCAGTATAAATGACAGAGTATCTGTTTATGGTGAATTAAGTGGTGTATTTGATGACTCAAATAGCTATGGAACAAAAATTGGAACTAAGATCCAGCTTTAAATTGAGACGATGTTCTTGTCATCATAGATAACGTGATATAAAGGGGAGCTAATGCACAAATAGAGCAGAAAGTTATAATAGTGACAGGTACTAATGCTT